GCATTTAGGGAACAATGCTGCCACGCTATCCAATATAATCGCCCCAAAGGTATCGGTCTTAATGGCTTCTCGTATTATCTCAAAGCACTCTTCAGCGTGCCCCGGTTGGCACAATATAAACATTTCCGGGCTGACATCAATACCCAATGCTTCTACATATTCCATGTCAATAGCATTTTCACGGTCTATAAATAGCACTGGTTTACCCTCATCTTGGGCACTCTTACAAGCATGTAACGCTAGGGTTGTCTTTCCGCAACTTTCATAACCCATTAATTCAATAATGCGCCCTTTCGGGTAGCCGCCACCGAGGGCAATATCCAAACTAATACTGCCAGACGGTAGAAACTCCACCCCCTGTTGATTTTCGCCTGCCACTACTTCCTTCCCAAACTTCTTCTGTAAGGTGCTCACAAAATCTTTTACTCCTGCCATTGCATAATTTCTTTTAATAGTTTAAAACCCTCTTCGTAACTGTAACCTTTTTCGGTACAAAAAGCGGCAAACTTATCTTTCAGGTCATCGCCTGTTAATTCCTGCACCACTTCTTTTTCCTCTGTTTCGGTTACCTCTACATCTGTGTATTTAGCTTTTACGGCTATCCCATGTTCCGTAAACCATTTCTTGTTCACGGCTTTCACCGCCTGTTGGTCACCTACCAACACCACACGAGCGTGAGCATCCGTATCAATATTGGCGTGCATTGCCATCAGGTCTTTCTTGGTAACGTTATTCACGTTCACCTCAATTTCCCGGTAGGGTACAAATTCGGACGGCACAATTTCAAAACTCGTGTCATTATACAACACCGTGAACCCCTTACACTCATCTTCGCCAAAATTATTTTGGCGCACGCTAGGAAGATGATACGTGTTGAAGCTTGGTTGTTGAGCGTTGTGGTAATGCCCCAAAAATACTTTGCCGTAGTCCGCTAATAAAGAGGGCTTAATTCGGCTCTGTACTTCTTTGCCATCGTTGTTGATGCTGCCTTGCACCGCCGTGTGACTAAACAGAATTGACTGTTGCCCATATACGTCCGGTAGCGACTTAAACTTTTCCAACCATACCTCTTGGGCGTAGAACGGTACAAAGTCCATATCTATGCCTGCCAACACTCGGCTCTGTGGCGTCTCCATAAGCACGAAGCCGGGGTGGTATTTATAAGTCGTTAAAAAGCTATCATCTGCGCTGTAATCGGTCTTATCGTGATTACCCGGTATGCACCATATTTCAAGCCCGGCTTCGTGGTATGCCCCAATCAATTCCGTCAAACAATTTAGGAGCTCTTGCCGTTGGCTCAAGCGGCTGTCAAAAACATCACCCAACCAAATCACAACCTTAACCCCCAGTTTCAAGGCTAATGTTATTTCTTGCTCGGCAATGTTAAACAGGTCTAGCACGTTATCTTCCTTTAAATGCCAGTCGGTACTAATTACTGTTATCGGTTCTTTCTTCATTCCTAAAATTATAAAAAGCCGGGACAATGCCCGGCTTGATTAATAATGGCGGGATGTTTATTTACCTGCCTTTGCTTTTGCAGCGGCTTCTTTTTCAGCACGCAATCTTTTAATGCGTTCCAACGCTGTTTCACCTGCCGGAGCGTTTGCACCTGCTGGACGAGTTGTGCCTGCCGGAGCGGATGATGGTGCTGGAGCGGGCGCTTCTTCCTCTTCGCTAGCAGCCGTTTCATCTTCTGGTTCGGGGTCGTCACCACCGTCACCATCCCAACCGGGCACGTGCTCAATGTCATAACCCAAATCTTCATGTTTCAGTGCGGCTTGGTAGGTTTCTTCCAAATCGTCACCCAAATCTTCAGCACTTATTTCATCATAACCGTCACCGTATTGGCGCACAAATTCAGCGTTGATAATGGCTACCTTTTCTTCCAGTGTTGGTTCTGCTTTCTTCTTGGCTACTGCCTTTTTCGCTGGAGCTTTGGCTGTCGGGGCTGATTTTTTAGGTGCTGCCGGAGCGGGAGCTGCTGCCTTTTTGTCGTCATCGCCAAATGGCAAATCATCAGTTCCGCTTGGCTTGCCATCGTCGCCAGTCTTTTCGCTAACTAGGCGGTCAAGCTCTTCCACCATATCCAAAAATTCGTCATCGGCAAAGATTTTGTAAACGTTGGCTTCGTCAAAACGTTTCAACCCCTCTAGTGCCAGTTGGAAATCACGTTTACCGTAGCATTCCACATACAGTTTCTTCAGGCTAGGCAACTTTTCCAACTTTTCCAGTGTGCTGTCTGTAACTGCATAAGTAGCAAAGTAATCGTCCCAACTCTGGTGCATTTTCGGCGGCAAAGACTTAATGGTAGTTTCTTTTTTGCCGTTTGCATCTTTACCTACACTCCACTGGATAGGGAAGCCAGTATCCGGGTCGCTAAACATGTCAATCGCTGCTGTATTGTTTTGTGCACAAAGGTCAGCACTTTCTTTGTTCAAGGCTTCCATTTGGTTCGGGCGTAAACTGTCACGGTAAATGTTGCCCTCTATAAAAGCATAGTACACGTACTCTAATTGTGGACGGATACCCGGAACCCATGTGCCATTCTTGCCACCCATGCGATACCCGGTAATAGGGTACAGGTAACGTTCACGCTCGTCGCCTTGATATGCGTCAGCCTTTTCATACACTCTTTTAATGTATTCTTCCACAATGTCAAAGGGGTAGCCGCCATGCAAAGTTGCAAGGAATATCTTTTTGTTTGATACCTTTTTGCCAATCACATTTCCGTTACTGTCTTTGTCGTCCTGTTCCACTTTCAGCATGGTAGTCAGCATCGGCACATAGGGGCTGTCACCCGGCTCGTGTGCGGGCAACACTCTTTTTATAGTTACACCCTCACGGTTCTTCCAAAATGGTGCATAATCACCGTTTCCACCAAAATAAGTATCATACTGTTTTGTTTCTGCCACAACTGCTGTCGTAGCTTCAAGGGATGCAGCTTTGTACTTGCTGCGGTCAAATCCTGCCATAATTCTTTATAAATTAATCATTAATAAAACTTTGTACATTTTCGTAAATCTCTTGGTTCACCTCTTGCAATTTGTCAAGCAATTCTTTCAGGTTTTCTGCGCCCCGTTCTGTCGCTGCCCGGTGGCACGCCCATTTTATTGCATACTCAATTGACAGACTAAACGCTATATCATCCATTTTGCCATCGGGGTGGCGTGGACTGGTACTAGGTTTGTACTCGTACAAATCATACGTGGATGGATGTACGTCACAGGGTTTCATGTAAATGTTATCTACTAAGTGAATAAACCCCTCAAAAACTGTTGATTTCTTTGCCATCTTTAAAATCCTTTCTTTGTTATTATAAAGCTATTTACGCTTCCCTCCACTAACTCCCCGATAAACTCCGTAGATGTCACAGGTTTTAAAAGATTATTCAGCTTTTTAGATTTGTCCTGTACCGCCCATTGCAAAGCGTCCAAGACATTAAAGTTCTTTTGGGCTTCTATATACTCACCGCACAATCCTACATAGGTGTCATCCAGCAACAGGGCTTCGTCCAATGCCTTTTCAGACATTTTAATCCACTCGCCCTCAAAGCAAAACTTCCCATTATTAAGATTGGCTTGCTGTCGCCACCTACGCTTCGTATCAGCTTCGCACACGTCGCGTTCTAGCTTCTTTTCGGCTAGTGCCTGTTCTGCTTCCGCACGCAATACACCGACCTTATTAAGTAGCGCACTAACCGTTACTGCTTCGCCATACAAATTTTCGTAATTAATAGACGTCAGTTGGTCTATATCTATACGCCCGCTAAAGCCATTTGTTTCCAGTGTCACGGGCACACCGTTAAAGTGTACAAGTATTTCCATATTACAGTGTTAATATTACAATATTAGTTTCATTGTTAACCCGTAGGATGTTGCACTCTTTATGCTTGTCGTACGATATAACCCCATTTATTAGCATCAAATTGGCTCGCCCACTCTTTAACATTGGTGCGAGCTGTTGGTACTCCTGCTGAAATATCATTACTTCCATAAACTCGTAATTAGACTCCAGCAATAGTTTCGCCATCATATCACCCTTTTTGGTCTTCTTAATTTCCATTTCGGTAATATACCCGGCTACTGTTACATATCCGTTGTGTGCAAGGTTTTCCTCATCTAGGCACTCCTCAAACGTAGCAAACTCATAATTTTCTGGGAACTCCCCGCACCAATGGTCATACAACTTTTGGTAATTAAAGAATGCAAACCCAGAAACTTTCTTTTGCACAAGTGCCCACCACCAACTGTCATTAGCGTGCCTATCTGCACCCACCAATATAACGTCATCATCTTTGATGGCTGCATTGGCGTCACCCAAATAGGCAACCAATAAGTCAATTCGCTGTTGAGGTTTGGTAACATTTTCCAGCGCATCAAACGCACCTGCCAAAATTAAATGTCGTATTACACGGCTGTTTACTGCCGAGCCTTTCCATTTGTGGCGGCTAATAAAGTCTGACAACGACCAGTATTGCCCATTTTCATCACGCTCCTTTAAGATTTGTGTGGCTGCTTTTTCGGCAACTTGTTTAACTCCGGTTATAGCCCAATAGAGCGCCTTTTCCTTAAAGTTGATAACTACTTCCGTGCTGGATAGGTTAATGTCCACCTGCCGAACCGTACACATCCCAGTCTTATTGATTTCCGCAATATAGCGGGAATAATCAAAGTCTTGTGCATACTTAAACGCTACACTCCAATACTCTATTGGATAATGCACCTTAATCCACTGACTGATATACCCGGTAATTGCATAGGCGGCGGCGTGGCTTCGGTTAAAGAGGTAGGTACTAGCCTTATCAATAGCGTCCCACACCTGCTCGCTATACTCTTGCGTCACGTGGTAGTTATCCCGGTAGTACGGTATGAACCTTTCTTTGTACTGCTGTAATGCTTCATACTTTTTCTTTACCATCGCTTTACGCACGTCATCGGCTTCCACCAGTGACAGCCCGCCCAACTCACGGCAAAGTTGCATAATCTGCTCCTGATAGGCAAACACCCCATAAGTATTCTTCAATATGTCTGCTGTACCTGTAAAGTACTCCACTTTGCGTTTCCCCTCTTTACGCAACACATACTCGTTATGAAAGTTGTTTTCCATTGCACCGGGGCGATATAGGGAAATAGCAGCAATAAGGTCTTCAATGTTTTCGGGCTTCATTTGGCGACAGTACCCGGTTAGACCACGGCTACCAAAGTGAAAATTATCTTCGTTCCATCCATTTTGGAAAAAGCGATAAACCTCTTTATCGTCAAGTGGCACGCTAAATATGTCTAGGTCTACATTTTCGTGCTCCTTAATTAACCGCACCATATCTTGAAACTTATCAAACTGCGCAACACCTAACACGTCCTCTTTTAAGAACCCTGCTGCATCCATTTCACCGCCTTCCCATTCGGTAACATATTCGTCCCCCTGTTTTCTTATCGGAACCCAACGGAACATATCGTGTTGGTCTGGGAAAACCATCATGGCACACGCATGGATACTTTGCGCTTTAGGAGCAGGCATTATCAGCATCACCTCATTAATCAAATCCGGGTGGGCTTTCACAAACTCCTTGACACGACTGTTGGCGCATGCAATTTGAAACAGGTTTTCGCTCTTCCGGTCTTTAACGTCAAATGCTTTCATCATTTGGTTCATTTCCTGAAAATCTAACCCGTACACACGTGCCATATCTTTAATCGCTGCTCGTAGCTGTAAAGCACTGTACGTACCCACCGAACAAACCTGCTTCCACCCATAACGCTCTTCCATGTACTTCTTAACACGTGGGCGGTCTACACCGGGGTAGTCACAGTCAATATCCGGCAAACTTACTTTGACACGTCCTGCATTCAAAAAGCGCTCAAACAGTAGGTCATACCGCATCGGGTCTAGCTTTGTAATACCCAATAGGTACGAAATAAGACAACCCCCGGCAGAACCACGGCTTATCCCTGTCATTATACCGTTACGGTGACACCAATTTATAATATCCCATGTGATTAAAAAGTAATCCACGGCTTCACCTAGCTTAATAACGCCCACCTCACGGTCTATGCGCTCCATAATTACCTCTTCACCCCAGTCCTCAAGCAAATCAGGGTGGCGCTCCAGTCCATCGGCTATAAGAGCCCAAAAGAGGTCTTCATTGGTTTCATAGGTAGCGGCTTCCTCTGGCGTCATCTTGTATTGCGGTAGGTGGCGTTTCTTTACATCAATAGTAAAGTCAATACCCTCTGTAATAGCTTCCAGCAAATCCACCGCCCCGGTAAAGCGTTCATAAGCGTCTTCAAACCCCTCATCACTATCTGGGAACATAGTTGCCAATTCCATAAAGTACTGGTCATTACTCTTAAAGAACTGGTTTTCGCTTTCGTAGGCGGTTGTGCCACCTATACTATGCAACCGGGGGCGAATGCAACAATACTCCTCATCCAAATACCATGCGTCTATCGCCGCTACTGGCATAAGGTTACGGTCGTGGAAAAACTTTTTCAGGTTCTTTAAATACCACTCGTCACGGGCATCATCCACGTATTCCACCGGGTCTAATTGGTAAACAGCAGCGTCAAGCCCCAATACTGGCAACTTATCATAATCCAATGTCTTTGGGTCTAAAAACAACATCAGATTATTATTGTGCCGGGTAATCGCTTTAAAATCCTCTAGGCTAATATACTTGGGGTTGTCGCAGTTTATGAACTTGTTTATAGTCAACAGGTCACGCCACCCCTCTTCGTTCATGGCATACACTTTTACAGTAAAGCGGTAATCCCGAGGTATGTCATACACAGTGCACTCCATACCAATCACGCTCTTTAACCCGTTATTCTGGCACTCGGTTTGAAACTTTAGTGCCCCGGCTAAACTGTTCTTTTCGCATATACCGAGGGTTGACACGCCTAGGAACTTTGCTTTCTTGCACCAATCCGCATACGTGCCCGTCCCGCTCATCATTTCATATTGCCCATGCACGCCCAAAAATACATTCGTAGGAATTTCTTGCGCTGCTTTGCCAACATATTTTAGCCGGGTTAATTTAACGTCGTTCTCCTTGCCCTTTGCCAACATGTAATAAACACC